CGAACTTGCCCCTGAGTTTGTGTATTGGATGAGCGAGGAAAGCAAAGGCCGCAGTGGCGAGATTGTATATCTATAAGCAGTTCCAATTGGTGCAGCAGATTTTCAGGTAACCTGATTGCATGTGAGAAGGCTACCTGAAAATTTATGTTTCTAATGCAGATAACAACTACAGATTGAACACTCTAGTTATATACAACAAAATATTTCGCTGCCTTGCAGATTGTTCCAAACCAGCGAATGTATACTTAATTAGCCTGCATAAAATTAACGATACTAAAGTTCGCATAATGTGCGGTTTCGGTAGTTTATACATTTGCTAAGCAGGGGCTTTGCCCCTTGCATCCCCATTCTGCGAAGCGGTTGGGCGTTCCCCTTGGGCGCGCGTGAGGCGGTCTCCTCTGCGATTCTTTCAGGCGATTGTTTGCACCTGAAAAATCTACGAGAACCGACCGCATGTCACTTTTTGCGCTTGGGCGGGTCGGGCTAAAATTCTGTAAGCCGTTCATGTATTCAGGCAACAGAACCGAGCCTAGGGTCTCTGCCCATTCGGGTTAATATCCCTAACGCTTCTAATCCCACCCAGCCACCCACAAGGGGCGTTCCCCTTGCATCCCCTTGGGTGTATTGTGTGGCGCGTTGCGCCCCTCAATACGTGCCTTCGGCACAACAGACTACCTGAAAACCTGCTACAGCATGGGGGACTAGTCCCCCAAACCCCCTAGTCTCACTTGCGACGCCGCGCGGGGAAGGTTGCCGCTTCGCTTTAACACTTCCCCTTGGGCTAGAGTGTTCTACTGGGTAGCATTGTAAAGGGGGTATTCATAAAGGCTGCGCCTTTACAAAGCTTCCCCCTTGACAATGCGGCTGACGATGTAGGTTTTTACTGCGCCATGTTTGGCAATTCAGAATAAGAAAGATTAGGCTTTGTACTGCCTTCCAAAGCTAAAACTTGAGGTTCAGACGGCGGAGCGGAAACTTTGGTTTCCGCGCGTTCCGTTTCCATCTTGCGATAGGGGTCAAAAGGACGCTGTTTAACGATAGCGCGACATTCTGCCGTGCTGATATTTGGCAATATCGTGGCTTGTTGGCTGTAGCAATTGCAGCTATCAGCCGAAGCCACGCAGGCAACACGGCGGGGAAAATCGGCTACTTGTCGCAAGCTATCGTAAATAGGGGCGGTTTCCTGAAGATTGGCAATCCGTGGGCGGTAATCTTCGACTTTTGCGCCGATGGGCATGGAAGCAGCCACGGGCGGAGCGGCTGAATAGTTATCCGCCGCTGCCTGTTGTTGTGCCGGCGCCGAGGTTTCGGCGATCGCCACAACGTCAGGCTGTTCCTCTGCCCCGACATAGCGTTTAAACCGACCTGACGTGTAGTAAAAAAACAGCGGGGCGCACACCAAAAGCAAGCCCATGCCGTAAAAAACGGGATGCAGTTTTTTCTTAAATTTAATGTGAATACTGGCGGATTTGTAGTATTTAAACGCGCGTTTGTCAGGCTTGTAAAAATCGGAGGTTACACCCTTGGCAGCGCAGGCTGAAGCTAAATTGGTTTCGCAGCGATAGAACTCATACAGTTTGGTGCCCACCTGTTTGCGTTCTAAATGCCAATGCTTACTAACCAAATTGCGAATATAACTATCCAACATGCTAGGGTGCTGAGTCATCAAAATCAGGGTAAAGCCATCATGCCGCAATTCTTTCAGGGTTTTTACGTAAGGCGGCACTTCCTTGGCGGAAGCGCGAGTGGGATAAGCGTAATCTGCTTCGTCAACAATAACGACCGAGCCTTGAGGAACAAGTTCATTCAGCGGGGCTGACTGAATTTGTTCCTCAGTCAGACGATGCGCTTTAAGAGCCTTTTCGTCAAGTCCGTCAATATGACAAAAATAAAGCGGTCTATCAACCGTTTCGCCGTCTTCGGTCTCATATTTAAAAAGCCCATTTCTGTTATTGATGATAGACGATACTGCAAACGCGGTTTTGCCCGTGCCGGGCGTTCCAGTTATCAGGTAAATCATGAAAACACCCCGAAGGTAAGGCGATTCATCATATTCTTGGTAACAATAAATGTTGCCGCGCCTATTATATAGCCTAGACCGTCAGGAATGCCTGATTTAGCCACCAGTAAAAACATATCGGCAGGAATACTATTTAAAAAGCCGCTAACGCCGTTTTTAACGTAATCGAGCCCCTGTTCATAACTGGTAAAAGAGACGAAAGAAACGCCAAAGGCAGCCATTAACTTGCCTATAGCATTCTGAAAAATCTTATTGATAAAATTGGTTAAAGTTTCCATCATTTAGCCCTTATTGATTTCACTACCAACATGCCAGCAATAAACATAAAAACCGCTTTAATGACTGGCGATAACATATCTAAAAACTCACACATTTTGGCATAGCTGAAGGTCATGCTACGCCCCAAAACATTCATAGTTTTATCTTGTGGGCACTGGTTCGGATTGCGTAGGAAAAAATCGCCCTTCCAGCCTATGCCATCGCGAGATTTGGGGACACGAACGTCCCCAAGTTGACCGCTACCCGCGCCACCTTTAAACATGCCTTTGCCTTCAGCATCGCCCGAGCCTTCGCCCTTGCCGCTGCCTTCGCCTTTGCTTCCTTTGCCGCTGCCATCGCCCGAGCCTTCGCCCTTGCCGCTGCCTTCGCCTTTGTTGCCTTTGCCGTTGCCATCGCCCGAGTCTTCGCCCTGACCTTCGCCTTTAGGCTGTTTGCCATCATCATGCTTAGGCTGTTTGCCATCATCATGCTTAGGCTGTTTGCCATCATCATGCTTAGGCTGTTTGCCATCATCATGCTTAGGCTGTTTAGGATCTTTCTGTTCTGGCTGTTTAGGCTGTTCCTCACAATAAGTGCGAGAAGGCGAAATCTGAACAAAATAGCCAGGATGCCAGCAAGATGTGCCATATTGCGGGACAAAACCATCACCCTGCAATTTGCAAGCTTCTTCAATCGTTCGTACCCGTTTATCACCTACAGAAAAACAATCTCTGCTAGGTTGTTTCGGAGTTTTACCGCCTTCTGGCGGTTGGTCAGTTTTTGGCTGTTTGCCCTCATCATTATGTTTTTCACAGGGTGAAACATCGCCATTCTTAAAACAAGCGCGCCCATTCTCATCTTTGTATTTATCTGGTAATTCGCAATCCCGAACAGTACCAGCGTAATACTCATAAAACTGACATTGCTTATTCGCACCATCTTCAGAACAGGTAAACGAAATTTTGCCATCCGAACAAACAGGCAAAGCAAGAGAAAAAACGGGCATAAAGCATAAAGCCAGCCCGATTAGAAAACGTTTCATAATAGCCCCTAATAACGAAACAGAATCAAGCCGACAAAGACCATAACAAAAACACCCATTGCAAAATATTGGTCTATCATCTCAAAATCCGCCTGATTACAACGATTCCCCAAGCCGCAACAAGTGGAATCAGTAAATACAGTCCAAGCTGCACCCCATCCTTGAAATTCTGCGCAGGATCGCAAGAAGGCAAGGCGGCTTGCAGCTTGGTACCTTGGAAATACCAGCCATCCGCCTGGCGGGTAGGCTGATATAGGGCTTTGCCGTCCACATAGGGGACGACCTTGGAATAGTAGACGTCTTCCGCTTGCTGACGGTTGTCATAGCAAAGATTGCCGACGGCATAGCCCATGCTGCACCCCTTAGCGCAAAATCTTCACAATCAGGGTAATGGCGAACAAGCCGGCAATGGCGATTACTACATAACCGCCAACGGTCAGCGCATCTGCGCCCGCCGCTTCGATACCTTCTTTCACGCCAGTAGGTACAGCCGCATAGGCTTGGCTACCTAATGCAGCCAGAGAAGTGCCGACAAGTGCCAATTTAGAAGTTCTAGATTTGAACATGGTAAGTCCTTTATAGATGTTTCGCGTTCGCATTGCGTGTACGCTATACCGCTTCCACGCATTGCGTTCGCGTGCCCCTTACGGGGCAGGCTGCGCCGCTGTAAAACAGGGATTTAGTCGGCGGCGTTACGACTAAATATGAAAAATGGTGGGAGTGTTTACAGGGCTAGAAGGCACACCCCCGAAGCCTTAGAAATGGCTAACAGGTTTCATCCTGATAAAACACATAATCCTTATAAGCCCCTACTTGTACCTTGATTGTTACGACCTGATCGCGTTTGTACTGGTCGTACAACGCTGGATTCTTGGTACGAACAGATAGCACTTGAGTTCCACTATTCTCATTACGAATCAATAAGCCAACATGGTCGCTTACTGTTTCGGTGCCATCATCACGGCGGCGGCGTTTCTGGAAAACGCGATCAAACAAACCAACAACATAAAAGCCCTGTTTCATTTCAGACATAAAAGCCCCTTTCTATGCAGCCAATGGCTGCGAAGTTTGCAGAAAATCGCCAAATGCCAAGATTTGGCGGCGGTTGAGGAATGCCCATTTACTGCCGATGGCATCCCGTAAAAAATCGTCATAATCGTCAGCATCCATGCGGTGGGGCAGAATGCGCCCACGCTGTAAGCTGGACTGTTTCAAATAATCTTTGACCATCAAAAACCATTGCTTCAGGCACTCGCGCCAATGCCGAGAACCAGCGGAGACAAAGGAAAAACAGCTATTAGCGCGTTTCCATTCCTGCTTCTTGTCCATGGAGCAGCGAACCAAGCGGAACCCCTTGTGTTCAGGCTTGCGAGCCGCCAAGGATTTGCCGACATACTTCGCCACATAGGCAGCGATGCCCTTCGCCCCGCCTTTGATGGGTACGACCTGAAAACGCCCGAAGCCGTAGGCTGGCAGACGTTCGCGCCACAGC